ATCACCTGTCGCTGGTGTATAAGTCATTCGACCTTCCAGCACAGAACTCCGGCGAAGTGTGTCTGTGATTTCCTTTTGAAAGTCGTCAGTAATCAACGCACCGGGACTTTGGAGTTGCATTGCTGCTGCGACATCAACGGATGCAGCTATTCCTACTCGATTACTCATATATTATTTTTCCTCCTTGTTGAACTGTGATTTTGCTTGTAGCTTCAAATTCATGGAATCGGCAATTGGAAGATTCAAAGTATCTACCGAAGCGCAGAACGTCTTGTAGTCTTCCGGTTCACCAGCGTTATTACCATACTTGGAAAGTAGTTGCGAGGCTGAGAACGTCTTTCTTTGTGGTTCTGCTGGTGACTGTTCTGCTTTCGCCTTCAGTTCTTTAAGTTCGGTCTCAAGTTGTGTCATACGTTCCTGAGAAGCTTTCAGGTCTGCTGCAGCTTGTTCTTCAGGAGTCTTTTGTCCTTCTGGTGCCTTGGCAGCTTTGACAGAGGCTAAATCAACCTTAATCTCACCTACCTCTTTCTTGATATCACCGATACTGGCTGTAATATCGCTTTTGAAGCCTTCCAGCAACTCTTTCATTACCTTTTCGTCCACTTCGTTTTCCTCCTTGGGTTTATGATTTCGAGCCGCAAAGCTCGTTGTTTGATAAGCAGCTGCTTCAGCAAAAAGGATTGCAGCGCCGGTACCGCAGAACTCGACCACATCCAGCACGTTTTCCAGGTCGGGTGCATCCTGCACTGAAGCTTCCATTTCGAGCGAAGCGCCGAATTTGTACTCTGACCAATTGTGTTCAGCTGCAAGGCCGTTATAGTAACGAATTGTCGCCACAACATCCGGGAAGTCTTTGCCGTAGATGTATCCATCGATCCAGGCATATCCATCCAGCGAACGGTACGCCTTATCGATTACGGCCACCTTAAAGCGTGGATCGTGGTCAGCCATACCTGCCGCGTAGTCAATGTTCAGCGCCATGCCTACAAAGGTTTGAAGGTATTGGTCACACACGCTTGACGATATCCGGATCTTCTTGCCACCAGCTCCGTGAGGTGAACCTTCACTTGGCTGATCGACCGCGAACAGCGCACACTTGAATGGCACTTTATTGGGATGCCCCCCGGCATCCGAGAGTTTGAAGTCCTGGACGCGCATCTTCTGATTGCTTAATTTCAGAGTTTTTAACATTTCACTTCTCACCGCCTCTCAGGTTTTACACCTTGTCGCCGTTCTGTGCGATTCCTCGGGGCTGCTACAGCCTGGGAAGAAGTCTTGCGAACAAGCTTTTTAACCAGCTTCTTAAACACGTTCTCACCGCCTCTCAGAACAAAATAAAAACACCGTTATGTTTGCTCGGTGTTTGGGGCTTCCTTATTCGGATTTTGTGTTGTCGTTCTCGATTGCCTCAACGTATCCAAATACGCTTGTACAGCTTCTTGTTCTAATTGAGTCATGTTTATATCAACAACCGTGTTATTACTCGGCTGAATCAGCACCTCTCCATGCTGATTAGGTAGTGCTTTCTTACCTCGCTCATCCCTTACCTCGTCCGGCGTGACCACCCTACGATCCAAGTATATAGCGTCTATGTCGGCCTGAAGCTTTTTATCCTTGAGCTTGGTTGCATACAAGAACTTGAATTCAATAATGCCGCCCATTTTAAAGATTCCATCAATGATATGGTTGTTTATATGTTCAACGATGTTTTCAGCGATGGATTGCACTGTAGCTTCTGTGTCTTCGTCTTCACTTTCTGCTGTGGTCCGGTTAACGTCCTTTGTCTGCCCCAGCTTCTTGGGCGATACACCAAAGGATATGGCTATGATCTCAATGAGGAATCGCTGCCATTCAAGAAATAGCGCTTTGTCGTCAGTCGCACCTAGATCAAGCAAGCTAGGGTTAGCCCCACTGATGATAGGGAGAACTCCTTTGCCTTGAACCTCGTTATCCCAATAGGTGCGATAAGCCTTTACGTCAACGCCATCCCCGCTTTTACCCGTACCAAGATTCAGTATCTTGCGAATAAATGAACTTTTGGTTTGATTTCCTGCCGATCTATGAGAATCAATAAAGTTATTCGCTGATTCCCACACCGTTTCAAGAGGTGATAACCCGAACGGCGTGCTTGATCTTGGATTCATCCGGACATACATCATTTCTGAGGCGGTCAGAGGAACAATTTTACCGTTGTTTCGCTGGGCGTATCGGTATGAATCTGTCTTGCCGTCCCAATTGGGAAACAGATCTATGGAGAAAGAATCTACCGAATACATCCGAAATGGACGGTCTTTATCTCCAGCTCTAAGTATTTCGGAGCTACCCGCACTACAGACAAGCATGTCTTCAACCATTTGTTCCAGCCACGAACGAAAGGTATCACCAGGATTAGGTTTAAGTAGCGCGTTTTCGATAATCTTACAAAGCCCTGCGTACTTCTCCGTATTATTTTCATCAATTGCGGCTACGGACCAATTCAGCTTTGTTATCCCATCTTTAACAACGTTTATAGCTCGGCGTGGTATTGGCGACTCACTTAATGTCCTGAGGTTTGTCGGTGTTCGCTTCTGAACCGGTTGCTTGTTACTTCTACGGCCCCACCACCCCCAGCCCTGAGAGTATGGTTCTGTCTGCCTCTCCGGCTCGTTCTTGGTTCTTCCTGCTTCAAGCCATGTAATGAGCCTTTGTCTAATGCCCAACTATCTTCACCTCCTGATCCTTGAATTTCAATACAAAGAGAGCCGCTTTTCAGCGACTCCGTGGGTAAGGAAATTTTTCCTCGGTCTATTCTTCTATTTTTATTCCAGGCATTACATCACCCTCATGCTTTTGCTTATTCGCTTGCCAATATTCATTAAACCCCTGTACACCTTTTTCAGTGTAGATACTCTTGTATTTCTTACTACCCACGTGAAATATCGCGGCTGATTGCGGGTCGCCTTCAACCTCTCCAGTTATCATGCGAACTTCGCTGGCACGTAGCATTCTGAAATTACCTTTTACATCCTCTACAGGAATGATGATTTTTTTCTGATCTGGCATTTTTCGAGACACGAGATTCACTCCTTTGATGTGATAAGAGTTTATTCTACACCACAGGAGGATTCCCTGCTTGACGATTGGTAAGTGCTCACAATCTCACTAAAATCATCTTGATATAAATTCGCAAACACTCGGAAATAGAAATAAGCAGTATGCCACCTAACAGCCTAAGGCCATTGCCAGCATACCGCTTATTTTGCTCATTTATCCGTGAGCATATCGGATATAGGCTCCTGTAGCCGGGAGCGATACGGCTTCTTGCTGGCAGACTCATTCTCCAATTTTGGAGAGTTAAACCCATCAGGCTACCGCCTGTATGGATAAGCTCATATTTGAGCCCCTTTAGCCGGGGAGGATGCGGCTAAATTACTACAAATAAAATATAACATCGGCTTGTTACTGCTCCACTACGGATTTAAAGATTTATATCAATATACAGTACGCTAGACATAGGGAATATTCTTCCCCTGCCCTCTTTATCAATCAGTGTGATTATTTTCTTACCTGTAACATCATCCCACGCATTAGCCTTCTCAATTGCTTCACTTATTTGTTTTGCTGCCGACTCATCAAGATTAATGATCGATCCATCTACAAACTTCAACGATCCCATCATGTAGTGCATCTCCTTATATGTGCTATTAACCAAACGCAAATCCTGTATTTGTATTAATGTTTGCAAATGCCAATACGAGTCCATCCGCTCTATCCGGTGATTGCAATCCTCGTTTCTTCATATCCTCTTTTCGTTCCAAATATATCCTGCCATTGCTGCCCATACGCCATTTGCGGCTTGTCAGCTGTGTGACTAGCTTTTCATCATCGGGCAGTTCAAACACTCCTGGTACGCCGAGTATGAAATTACTCATGTTCTCTTCAAGCAGTTCCTTGATGTGGCCCCACATTTCAGAGCCGAGGTTCCCGTAATGATCGTCTTCTGCTGATGATCCGTTATTTACGCCTATGATTGTGTAGCCGAGGTTCCTTTCTTCGTTAATCTCATTCAATCGGTCTGTCACAGCTCCGCCTATGCCGCTATCATCGACTCTGATTTCTACTTCATACACTTCCGGACGTTCTGCCTTGATATCATCTACAAGACGCAATACCCATCCGGTAGTGATCATAGTGTCCTGCTTATGGTGGAAGTGACTCTTTGCGACTTTTCCACCAATCTGACCGTATATTGTGGTTTCATCATCACCGAAACGAGCAACGTCTACGCCTATCGTGAGTTTGTGACCAGTGGACTCAATACGAATCTCATTCTTAGCAAACTCTGCTGCTTCCAGTGCTATAAATGTATCTGATTCTCCACGCGGAAATTCACCTTCAACCCGCACGCGCCATAAGTCACTGCCCTCTCCATACTTGCGCTTGAGCATGGCGATGTTCTCTTTGCTCGTCCTAGTGCTTGTGAGGCAGGAAACCTTGTGTGTATGATAATCAGCTCTGTCTCTGTTGTGTGAATCATAGAATACACCGCTGGTACGTGTTGGGTTGCTGCACATCAATAACTTATTGAATGGACCTGACAGCGTGCCAAGAATCGTTTCCATGATCCTATCTTCTATACCCGATGCTTCGTCTACGATGAAGAGCATGTGGTCTTCATGGAATCCTGCCATATTTTCAGGCTTTGTCGCTGTCCGTGCTGTGGCAAACCAACGTTCTTCATAGTTCCGCATGTATATCTTGGTTTTCGTCCATTTGAGTATCGTCTTCAGAACCGGACTCTTCTCCTGCCATTTACTGATTTCAGCCCATAGCACATCATGCAGCTGTTGCCGTGTCGGAGCCGTACACACAACCTTCGGATATGGAAAACAAGACAGGAACCAAAGCGCGATAGTCGCCTCTAGCCCTGTCTTGCCCACTCCCTGTCCTGATCGTACTGAAACACGCGGATTAGCAGCTATGTCCATAAGAACTTCGGCTTGCCAATCATCCGGCGTGAAATTAAGCATCTCTTTGCAGAACAACACGGGGTTCCTTTTGTATTCGGGGATACGCTTTTTGAAAGCATTGAACCGGCGCTTGGTATCCGTTGTTTGTTTAGGCATCACTTTCCACCGCCTTAACCCAATCTTCGATTACCTCTTTGTTTGAGTCGCCACCACCGTTCTTCAACGCTTCAATCTGGATCTTAGTTTTATCTACATCGGCTTGCATCTGTTCAAGCTTCAGGCGGCGCTCGT